CTCCAGCCTTCAAGGGGTTGTTGAGCGAGATGAATCCACGGGTCGTTGAGGGGGCTGAATCCCTGCCATACACCGAAGACATGGTGATGGCTTATATGCTGGCTAAGGATAACAATCAGAACCTGTCCAAGATTCTTCCCGGAGGTGAGAACGGTAAGGCCTTGATTGCTCAACTGGACTATGCTGTGGACCACATTCGGGCTGGAGAAAAGATCGGAGATGTGGCTCGGGATGTCTCTAGGATGATGTCTTTCGGCGGCGTATCCAAGATCGACTACTTTGATACGAGCAATCCCATCAAGTGGATGGATACTGATGGATCTGATCAACAGACTAGGCAAAACATTATGGCCTCACACGCAGAACTTAGGGAGGCTGTTGCGGCTACTTCCCGTTCTGGAGCCTTTGATCCCGATGCTGGTACCTATCTCGACTACGAATACCGTAGGCACTACGCAACGGAAGTAAGCACCAACCCTATGGGATCCCGTAGTGCCCACAAGGTTGCTATGGACAAGGTCATGGAAGAGAATGTGTTCATCCGTGGCTCTCTGCTTCCGAAGCGAAACCTTGGTCCTAATCAGGATGAACTTTATCTTGAGGCGTGGCTCCGGGCCAACTACCCCAACAACCCCAATGCAACCTTGGTTGTCGTATCTCCCCCGGGGGCAGATCAGGTCTTGATGGCCGTGCGTGAGAACGGAAACGCCGTCACTAGCGGTCTTATCAGGGCTCAAGACATCAAGATGGATAATGCCCTTTTTGCTCAGACTGTTGATGAGATGCTGAGAGGAAAGACACCGCGTCTGCCTCCCTTGCTAATTAAAACTAAAGGACAGAGATCGTCGCTTCCGCTGTGGCTGGATGAGTGGCTATACGCTAACTAAAGCAAACAACTATAAACCATGGCTGAATTAACTTTTTCAAGTCCAATCTTTACTCAGAGTGCCGAAGAGATGGCGGCTGAACGAGCCATTCTCAACCGCGATGGGATCTATGACCCCAACTTTGAGATGCTGACTTCAGATGCCCGTGAACGGTACTTGTCGGGGGCTGTTCAATCGGGTATGGGTAGTGCAATCTATCAGACGGTAGAGGGAATCTATGACTGGTTCTCGGGCGAAACAAAAGACCCCCTGAACTTCTCAAGCATCAACGAAGTCGGCCCCGGCTCCCCTGTTACCTATGCGATGGGCAACAACAAGGAGGGACTGCAAAAGGATCTGGACACCATCCCGGCAAAGAATTGGCAGTATGTCCTGTCGGCTTCCAGTTACAACGAGTATCAGGACCGCCTTGAGTTTGTCCGTCGTGGTATGCCACAGGCTCAAGCGTCCACTATTGGCCTCGCTACTGGCCTTGTGGCCGACATTGGAGTCATGGCGTTGGGTGGGTACCTTGCAGAGCCTATTGCCTTGGCTGGCCTTGGTACCCGCACTACGATGGCTGGCAAGGTGGCTTCACGGTCGTTTGGATCGTATGGTGCCCAACCTGTTGCTGCCGCTGCCGCAGAAGCAGCCAATGCTGTGTCTCGCCTGAGCCTTGGAGCAAGGTATACGGCTGTGGGTGTTGGTGAAGAAGTTGTTTACCAGTTTGCCCGACAGGGCCTTGATCCGTTGTACGACCCCTCCTTTGGCGAGGTTGTCCAGAACATGGTCATATCGGGGTCGGCTGCTGGCTTGATTGGTGGCGTAGCCTTTGGTCGCCGCTTTGTGGCAGACCAGATTGAGGAGGCGGCGCAGGGCTTCTACCGTCAAGGGCAGGCGATTCTCCCGGGCGGCTTTGAGATCAACTATACGCCTTTTGCTTTCCAATCTGCCGCCTATGCGGATCAGGTTCTCGCTAGTGCTGGGGGCCGTACTGCTGACGAAGCCCTACAAGAAGGGGCTGAATCGGCTACAAAGGAGTGGAACGGTCTTCCGCAGGCCCTTCCCAGTCTTGACGGAGCCCAAGCAGCAGCCTTTGAAGTGTCCTTGGCTACCGGAGTCCAACCGACCGTTGACACTTTTAAGGCGATTGGTCGCGCCATGGTCACGGCGGCTCGTACTAGTCGAGGCGGTGGCTTCGCGTTCAACAAGCGGTTCTGGGAAGCCCTGAGTGACGAACTTGGTGAGGAGGTCGCTTCTAAGTTCCGTCCTCTTCAACAGCGGTCGGTGATCAACGGAGCAGACCGACGCTTCGATGCCGTGTATGAACGGGAGTTCCTTGTTGACGATGTGTGGTCCCTGTTTAACACGGGTCGGTGGCGTTCGGTTCAAGACGCACCTAACTCTCTGGTCTTCCGTGTTCTGGACGAGATTCGATCCCGTGGTGGTACGGTAACTCGTCAGGTTGTCAATGAGGTAGTAAACGACCTTCGTGAACTGGCTAAGAATCCCCCTACCCGGACCAACGCCAAGGGTCGAGTAGTTGTCGATACCTATGGCCGTAAGGCTGCGGTAATCGAAATCATCAACAAGCGAACTGGGGCTGTTGAGGTCGGTAGCGCAAGTACCGTGGCCCGCCGTAAGGGCCGTACTACAAAGCCGATTGATCTTCCGGAAAGCGTCCTGAAGCGTCTGTCAGCCACCACCACCAGTAAGGCAGTCAGGGCGGCTGCTGTGGCTGGAGGTCCCGACACCGGAGGTTCGCCTCCGACGATTACCAGCACCCCGGGAACCTTTGATGGGGTGCCTAAGAAGTTGTCAACTTGGTTTACCGAGCGAATTCCTCTGATTTCTCCCCTGCTGAATCAGGCGGCTAGGGCCATGGAGTCGGAGAACGGTGCCGTTCGGTTGATTGCTTCGCTGGCCTTCAATGCCCGTCGAGCCACCGGAGCGGCTACCAAGTACACCATCTTTGAGGCTGGTAGCCAAATCCTGCACTCCACCATGTTTACCTTCATGCGTGGCTATCGCAACTCATTTGTGCGGTTTGCCATGGGTCGTGGGACTGAGGATATTGCTGAAGACGCTGGTACGCTTCTGGACAACTGGAAGTACGCCTTCGGCAACAAGGATCTTCGGCTTCAATTCAACCGTCGAATTATGAAGCAGATGCGTTCTGGCAACTTTGATGACACGGTGTCGGCTGTAAATGACGCTGCCCGGGGCTTCAAGGAGATCTTTGAGAAGATCCACAACATTGCCTTTGAGGCTGGTGTGGCTGGATTCACCAAGTCTGCTGTTGTGAATTATGTTCCCCGTCTGTGGCGGTTCGACATGATTCGACGCTTGGCTACCACTAGTGAAGGTACGGAAGCCTTGACTGGGCTGATTGAGCAGGCCATTGCCAAGAACGGACGCAAGGTTGTTATTGATGGGGTCGAAGAAACCTTTACTGGCGATGTCAAGGCTGCTGCTAAGGTTTTCACGGAGCGTCTGATCAGGATTGCCAAGTCCACCGAGAATGCTCCTATGACCGAGCAGGATCAGGAATTGGTGGAGGCCCTTGGGGATCTTCTTGGCCCCCTGAAGGCTAAGACGGGCAGCAGGACTCCCTTTGGCCGTGCCCGTATTCTGCTGGACGAGTCGGCTGAGATCACCACTACTGGGGACCTGTTGGGTAACGGTCGAAACAACCTGTCCCTTGCAGACCTCTTTGATGATGACCTGCCCAAGGTGTTCCGTAAGTACATCACTTCAGTCATGGGGGCCGTCAACGAGCGTCGGTTGATCAACGGATTCAACGACTACTTGGCTGCAAACGGCTTCAAGGGACCCAAGAAGGTGGTTGATGGGGTCGAGGTTCAAGAGCCGCTGAAGGTCAGCACCGTCAATGAGATGCTGGACACGGCTCGTAAACTTGGTGGTGCGGTCGAAGACGGACATCTTGAGGGCCTGAAGGAAGTCATTGCCGCCCTGCGGTATGAACCTATCTACTCAGGAGCCCCCAAGTTTGGTGACAAGGCCATGTCCTTGTTCATGCAGTATGGGTACCTGACTACTGGTGGTCAGTTCGGCCTTGCAGCCATCAGCGAAGTTGCCCGTATTGTCGGTACCTTGGGAGTCCGCAGGACCTTCACGCAGTTGCCTGTGTTGGCTGAAATGATTGCCAACTACAAGAACCTTGATCGTCCTTCTCAGAACTTTGCATCCTTCTTGGACGCTTGGTTCTCACCCTCCACCGACCGCCTGCGGCGAACCTTCATGGACCCCTTGGGGTCTGCTGAGTACACCGGACCCTTCCAGAACGCCATGCGTGGGGCTACAAACCTGATGTCGGACATCTCTGGTCTGGCCCCGATCAACAGTTTTACCCAGCAGTTGACGGCGGCTACGGCCCTTCAGCATCTGTTTGAGTTGGGTTCTGGAGCCCTCAAGAAGGGTCTGGATGTTGGGGCCATCCGTAGCCTAGGTCTTGAGCCCGACGAATACAAGAAGTTGGCTGAGTGGGTGGCCTCTAACGCCGAACTCAAGGACGGATTCTTGGGCAAGCGGGTCGTTGGCCTGAAGAACATGGATGCTGTCGAGATGGATCAACTGAAGAAGTTTGTGGATCGCATGGTCCGCACCCGCATTCAGGATGTTCCAACCCGGGGTGACTTCCATAAGATGGCTTTCACTTGGTGGGGCCGTCTAGTTACTCAGTTCTCCACCTTCAATCTGAAGGGTATCGACAACTTCCTGATCCAGAATGCTGGACGAGTCAAGCAGGGCGGTGGGCTTCAGGTAGCCAAGGAAATCACGGCTACCGCCATGCTTGCTGGCCTGATTGGCTACGGGCGCAACTACGCTGACTGGTGGTCCTTCAAGCAGTCTAGGAACTACGAGGAAGCCAAGAAGCGCGAAGAACTGTTGACCCTTGAGGGAGTTGTTCGCGGATCGTTCTCTGGACCTTCGGAAATGTTCCTGTTGACCAAGGGGGCCGATGCTATGTGGGGTCTGGTCGATAAGGACCCCCTGTTTGCTCCTTATCGATATTCGGGTCTGAGTGCCTTTGGCTTCCCCGGCGAAACCACCATCAGGAACGCTGTGGGGGTTATCAATGATGCCAAGGGTGCCTTGATTGGCAAGCCACTTGGACTGGATGTACAACGACAGATAACCAGTAAGACGGTCCACATGGGCCGTATGCTGTTGCCGCTCCAGAATATGCCGGGTATCAAACAGTACCTAAATATTCTGGAAACTGAAATCTCGGATGAGTACAACCTGAATCGCCGTCAACCACGATCTTCGGACTGAATCTAAGGAGCAAAAATTATGGCTAGTTTTGTCCAATACACTTCCACCGCAGGCCAAGTCAATTACTCAATCAGCCAAATTGATGGTTGGTTGAGCCCTTCATTTCTGAAGGTTTATATTGACGGAGATCCTCAGCAATCCAACGCTTACAGCCTTCAAACGATCAACAGCGTTCCGACGATTGTTCTCAATGCTGCTCCGGCTACTGGAAGTATTGTTCGTGTTGCCCGGGAAACCCCAAATACCGTTAGTGGTTTCCAGAGTGATGTCGTTGACTTCCAAGATGCCTCAATTCTGACTGCACAGGACCTAGACAATGCGGTGGTAGGTCTGCTGCATATTTCTCAGGAAGGGGCTGATACGGGCTCTGGAGCCCTTGGACCGACCTTGGACGGTACTGCGTGGGATGCCAATAGCAAGCGTATCACGGCTGTTACATCCCCCTCAGAACCCGGGGATGCAGCCACGAAGAACTATGTCGATACCTTGGCTTTGTATGGCAAGGCTCAGACGGTTCCTCAGACTTGGGAGTTTGTGGCTACCGCTGGACAGACCAACTTCGGTTTAAGTGTTGAAAGCCCTGAGCCAGTAGGAACTGTGGAAGATATGTATCTTGTCACCGTTGACGGGGTACTGTATGCTCCTGATGAGTATACCTTTAGTGGGGGCAAGGGTGCCATTTCGCTGGTGTTCGACAGCGGTCTACAGGCTGGTGACAAGGTCTTGATTCGGAACTTTGGCGTGGCCCGGGCTGTAGCCGACGCGCTTACTCCGGGATCTATTACCGATGTCTACCTTGCGACCGATTCAGTAACTCCCGTAAAAATCGCTGCTGACGCGGTTACCACCGTAAAGATCAACAACCTAGCGGTTACTGAAGCCAAGATTGCCGCTGGTGCGGTCACAAACACTAAGTTGGGATTGTTGGCTGTTCAGGAAGGCAATATCAGCAATGGAGCGGTAACAAACGCAAAGATCGGTATTGGCGCGGTTGATACGGATCAGTTGGCAACCGGGGCTGTGACCAATACCAAGATTGAAGACAACACCATCAGCGTTGGTAAGTTGGCTACCAGCGTAACCGTGGCGACCCTTGCCGCTCCTGCCGCCGACTTGGCAATGAACGGGAAGAAGATCACGGGATTGGGAACGCCGACCGCAGCGGACGATGCAGCCACTAAGGATTATGTGGATACGGCTGGTGGCGGGATTCCTGCGACTGGCCGGGATGTTCTCAACTTTCCAATCGGAACCTATCTGTTTGTCAAGGGTCAATCAAGTACTACGGTTTTTACATTTGGTTCTTTGGGTGTGACTCCAGTTTTAAATGTGGCAAACAATGCTGCAAACAATGTCTACAGCGGATCCACACTAGCCACTATTGCATGGGATATTAGGCTTAACACTACCGCCACCAATCCTTTGTTTGGCGAGTACCGGGCGTACACCGGAGGAGTGCAGGCTAATTACACATCGCTTACTGGAGTATGGGTGATGCGTGGAGTTGGCGATCAACCCGGCTCAGGAATTAACCGAATGGGGCTATTCCAGAGGATCGCCTAATGCACTCCCATGACACTCCGGAAATTATGCTGGCGATTGGCCGTCTTGAGGGCAAGGTGGATGCGCTACTACAGATGCAGCGTATTCAAGAAGATCAAATCAAACTTCACGAAGAGCGTATTCGGGATCTAGAGCATTCCAAATCGTTCACTATGGGTATTGCTGCCTTTGTAGGCGGCGCAATGGCTGCTGTTGTTCAAATCTTTTCTCTTTGGAGTAAATAATGCGCTTTACTACGCTTTGTTCAAATGATTCTGGCTCTTTTACTGGCTCTCCTTACAGTCCTAAGAATACCCCAGATCACTTTGGACTGATTACTGTAAATCAAAACGGTGATAAGTACGCCGCAAACAGCGCGTTTAGGGCGTATTACCAAGGATCGTGGGATAACATTTCTTGGTTTGATTTGGCTATTTTTAAGCCAAGCGAAACCGACTTTCAAGATTCGGACACTAATTCATGGACCCGAGTAGTTCCGCTGTGTAACTATGTTCGGTTCAAGTTTGTGTCAAACGACGGCGAACTGATCAACGCCACTCTTGGAGAGTAAAATGGGTAAATATCTGATTCCTACTAACGACAACGGAAAGCCAAAGGGTATTGCTTTTATCGGCGGGGAATCAGAAATTGAAACTACCGCTGGAGATGGTCGAACGCTAGATCTTAAGTTCAAGAATACTCTTCTGGATAGTCGCGTTGTAGTCACAACCAGTTACCCTTACTTTGTTACTGGAAAAACCTACAACGAAAACTACCTACACTTCTCTGAAAATTTCTCGGAGTTTGTTGTCAGGAATGAAGAGTATACTTCGTTGTTTGGGTCAACTCCTGAAACAATCGCTACTGGTTGGTCGCATTTCAATATCCAAACTGCTTTAAGTTCTGTTGATGGGCCTTTCGGACCGCAGAGCAAGGCTACCATTGTGGCCCTAAACAACCCGTTAACGGCACTCGGCGGGTGCGAACTCCGTATGGTTAGAACGCCCCTTACGGTACCCATCGCTCTTCCTAATAGGTTTACTTTTTCCATCTATGTGCGAAAAGCGTTTACCGTTCCCGGTGGAGAACTGATTTCG